GTCGTCTGCAAGAAGTGAGTCACCCAACTACAACGAGGGGTTCTCCGATCCGTTCGGCGTGTTCCCGAGATGGACCGGTGACTCGGAGCTGTCTCTGATCAGTGATGAGGATCGTTGGCAGGAACATCCTACGTATGAGGTAAGAGGCGACAATCGTATCACCGAGATTCCTCGTGCACGTAAGTTCGAGATGCCGACGGTCTCTTCGACCGTTCCTGACGAAGAGTATCAGAGATCTCTCTTTGACGAACCCGATCTGCGCGGTGAGCAGGAGTCAAAGTATCCGCTTAATTCTATAAGAGAGTTTGAGGCGGGTCAAGTAGAGGAGTACGACTCGACTCCGGATAACAGTCGTATCACAGAGATGCATCAGTCCGGATCCTATCGTGAGATTCTGGATGACGGTACCACAACGGTTAAGATCGTAGGTGAGGGTTACTCGATCACTCTGAGAGATCACAATATGTATGTCCAGGGTGATCTGAATCTGACGGTCGAGGGTAACATGCGTCAGTTGGTCGAAGGTGATTATACTCTGGAGGTCGAAGGCAACTATCATCAATTTGTGCGTGGAAACCGTGAGCATAAAGTAGGATCGAACGATCTTCTTGAGATCGGATCCGATCAGTCGATCAACATTGCATCAAAACAGTCGATACACACCGGATCGGATCAGACTATACTCGTCGATGGAAATCACACCGAGACGATCGGTGGTACATCCGGTCAGACGGTCAAAGGCGATCGAACACAGATCACAACGGCGGACTCGTCGGAAGTAGTAACTGGTAACGAGTCTTTGCTTACGGTCGGAACACGACTCGTGACTACTGAGGGTAAGCATCGGCTCGAGTCGATCGCCGAGATCGAGTTTGATACCGATTCAGACTTAAATCAAACAATAGCTGGAGACGAGAATACAACTGTGACTGCAATGAATATTAGTGCGCCATCTAATGTTAACGTAACCGGCGATGTAATCGCCGATGGTATTAGTCTTAAGACTCATGTACACAGTGATGTACAAAGTGGAAAGAGTGACACAGGCCAACCGGTGTAATTAATCATGGCTTCTATCTTTGACTCACTCTGCGGTGAATCCGGACTTGTCAATCAGATCACTGAAACGCAAAACGAGATTCGACAGGCGGTCACGTCGGGTAAGAACGCGATCAACTCGGTTAAGTCTTTTGCCAACGAGGTTGAGACACTTGCCGATGCGATTCAGAATCAACCTGGTGTGGTTACACGTCGTCTGCAGCAGGATTTATTCAATCTTTTGTCTGCAGAAGCTCTCACCGATCCTACGGGTACTCTGGCTCAACTCCTAGAGATACGTGATGCATATCAGGACGCCGGTCCGGCGATCGATCGTATCGTAGAAAACGTGGAGCAGTTTATTAAGGATCCGCTTAACACTCCACTGAATCTCTGTAAGGATATTCCAAACATCGTTAAGTTCGGTGACGAGGTACGAGAACTTGCGCAACCGGGTGTTATACCAGATAAACCACCCGTATTACCGTCATCAGAGGATCTTACAAAAACGGTCGGTGAGTCCATCGAGACTTTTCCAAGGTTTCCCACTCGAAGCATTTCTGAAGCTCTGGAGGAGGCCGGCAGATACGCCGACGAGATCGGTCCGGGTGCCGCGCAAGAAGCCGCTCTAGCCGAATAGAGAGTATAAATAAAGGTATGGCTGATCTATCAATTCAAGCTCGATCTAACGATTACTCGGATGTCGACTTTTCGTTTCGTCTGATTCCGGTAACCAATGCGTTGGCGCTTAAGAAGGATGAGGAGGCGATAAAGCAGTCGGTCGTGAATATACTATCGACTGATAGAGGTGAACGTCCGTTTCTTCCGTTCTTTGGTGCCAACATTCGATCGTATCTATTTGAGAACTTTGATAACGTAACCGCTAGCCTGGTAGAAGAACAGATTCGTACGGCTATTCAAAACTTTGAGCCGAGAGTCAGAGTCACAAACGTTCTGGTTAATGCAAGACCCGACAATAACTCATTAAGAATAACACTGGAGTTCGACATCATTTCGCCTAGAGAAGTTTCAACGAGTGTCGACTTTGTAGTTGAGAGACTAAGATGAGCAGAGAAGAAAATCGCCTTAACGTATCCGAACTCGATTTTCGAGAGATTCGTAAAAATCTTAAGGATTTTCTCAGATCACAGGATACACTTCAGGACTACGACTTTGAGGGTTCTGCGATCTCGACGATCGTCGATCTCTTATCGTATGTGACTCACTACAACGCTGTAAATGCCAATCTTGGTATTAACGAGACGTTTCTTGATACGGCTCAGTTTCGTGGTTCGGTAGTCGGACATGCAAGACAGCTCGGATTTACTCCAAGATCCGCGGCAGCCGCAGTTGCTTTTCTTGATATTACGGTAAACGATCCGTCTGATACTGATCTTACTCTTCCTCGAGGTCATCGTTTTAAGGCTAAGATCGGCAACGAAACGTTTAACTTTGTGACCGATCGCGATTACAATACGGAGGCGGCAAGTTTCTCGAACGTAAAGATTCTTCAGGGTAACTTTAAGACGATCGAGTTCGACTTTGACACGGAGTCGAGCGAAAAGTTTGTGATTCCGGATCCTGACGTCGATACATCAGCGCTTCGAGTCGAGGTATTCGATTCAAGGACTTCTTCGGCATCGACCGTGTTCAATGAGATTAAAGAACTCGTCGACGTACAGGCCGATTCAAATGTGTACTTTCTTGCAGAGAATCCCGACGGTCTCTTTGAGATTTCATTCGGTGACGGTGTTATTGGCACGGCTCTTGAGAACGGTAACCTAATTCGTGTTGAGTATCTCGTCACAAAAAAGGCTGCAGCAAATGGTGCATCGATCTTCTCGTCAGTCGATGCGATTGAGGGTAACACCAATCTTTCTATCACAGTGAATCAAAAGGCAAGTGGCGGTGATGAAAAGGAATCGACAGAGTCAATTCGTCGTAATGCTCCGTTGTCGTATGCGGCTCAGAATCGAGTAGTCGTACCGCAGGACTACGATGCGATCGTAAGAGAGAACTTTCCGAACCTCGATTCGATTAAGGTCTGGGGTGGTGAGGACAACGATCCTCCGAAGTACGGTAAAGCCTTTGTATCGATTAAACCGAAGGACGCTCTTATTCTCACTGAAGAGGAAAAGGCCACCGTTCTTGATGATATCATTCGGCCAAAGAGTATGCTGACGGTCGATACCGAACTCGTTGATCCAGAGTTTCTATTCATCACTCTCGAGGTATTCTTTAAGTTTGATCCGTCGCTTACAAATCTGACTAAGACACAGCTTGAGAATAAAGTCGTCACTGCGATCGAAAAGTTCGATGAAGAACAACTAAGAAAGTTCGATCGAGTTCTTAGATACTCTCAACTTCTTTCGGTCATTGATAATGCGGATCCCGCTGTGCTTAACTCGTTTGCTCGAGTCCTGGTTCAAAAGAGATTCGTACCACGTCTTAATGTCGCTCAGACGTACGAACTTGAGTTTTCCGTTGACTTGTTCAAGAGCTTTGGTACACGTCCAGTCATATTTCTTTCGACTGAGTTTACAACCAAGGGATTCACGGATTGTCGATTTACGGATGTTCTGAACAATGACGGAACACGAAGAGTTCAGATCGTTCGTGGTAGCGCAGAGAGTCCACAGGTCGTTGTCGATAACGCAGGAACAATCGAAGGAAGTAAGATCACTCTGGTCAACTTTCAGCCAGAGAGATTTGAGGGTTCAACGATTGTGATCGAGTGTATACCTAACTCGTACAACGTGTTTGGAAAAAGAAATACGATTCTAACGATCGACTGTGGTTGTCCTCAGTTTAAGATCGAAGGATCCGTGGATACCTTTGCGACCGGCGCAGAGTATGCAGGAGATACCTACGAGGTAGCACCGAAGAATGCCGACATATAATAACAACGAGAATAGATCGAGTCTTGCACCTCACGTAGACTCGATTATTGACTCTTTTGTACCGAGTTATATTCAGGCTAACTTTCCTGAGCTGATCGCATTCATACGTGCGTATCTTGCGTACCTGGAGGAATCAAATCTTTCCGGTTACTATCAGAACACTCTGCAGAATCAGAGAGACGTACGTCTGCAGGACCAGGAGTTTCTTCGACGCATCGAAAAAGAGATCGGACTGTTCGTTCCTCGAGACTATGAAGCCGATCCTCGACTCTTCTACGATCGTATCTCCGAGCTATGGAGATCAAAGGGCACCGAAGAGGGTCTAAAGCTCTTCTTTCGACTCTTTCTAGACGATCCGGTTCAGATTCGTCTTCCGTACGAGCAGGTTCTGATACCATCCGACGGTCGTTTTGTATCAGAAGACAAGATTCGTGTTTCCGTTATCTCTGGCAACGGCGAGGACTTTGGTGGAAAGAGAATCGTACAGCTTGATACTTTCGCAGAAGCCGTTGTGTCAAAGGTGGAGCGACGCGTCTATTCTGACGGAATCATATTTGAGTTTATACTTGCAAGAGGCACAGCTGTAGGCACGTTCAATGAAAAGAGTGTAATCGCTCTTGCGGATGATTTTGATACACGCGCCGAGGTGTATCGAACAGTAACGAATCTTAAGATTGTGAATCCAGGGACCGGATACAAGCGCGGAGACTTCATTACTCTTAACGGAAAAGAGGGTGTTACATTCACCGCTTATGTTGATACGATCAATGAGACCGGTGGAATTGTATCGGTAAGAATCGCAAACAACGGATCGGGAAATACACCGAATCACATAAAGCAATCCAACAAGACGGAAGAGTACTTTCTCGAAGACTTTCTTCTATTCGAGTACGATACGAATAATCAAGTAGGACCCAGTACTCTTGATTTTAATGTCGACACCATTAATGGATCCGATGCAGAGTTTGAAATTGAGTTTGGTTCATTCATAAAGACCGCAGGTCGTTATGTCGGTGTGAAGGGCCAACTCTCTGAGTCTATTGTTCTACAAGATTCATTCTTTTTTCAAAAGTACTCGTACGAGGTTCTTACGAACTTTCCGATCAATCGCTGGCGAGGGCCGATTAAGAAAACGGTTTCTCCTGCTGGAACTATACCGTTCGCAAATATACGAGTGACCGATCAATTAGATCTTTCAATCGATTCGTCTATTTTTTCGTCGGTCACTACGCCAGGAATATACGATGTTTCGGTGACAGAGTCCGTCAGTGAAACTCTAAGGGCATTAAATCAAGACTATAACGCTTCCGGTGAGTTTTACTTTTTGGATGACTATACAGGAAGTATTGTGTTTGACGAATCATCGACAACCGGTACGTCGTCTTCTGAAAGTACATTTACAACTGAATCAATCGATTAGGATACACTGACATGACTGCCACAGACATTGCAAATAATTTTAGAATTCGTAATGCGAAAGATTTGATAAACTTTGTACAGTCCGATGATAATCGTCTGTATGTGTTTCTTGGGCGAACCATCGAGTGGCCAGATGAAGAACAGCCGCCCGAAGCAAAAAATACTCTTGAAGAAATTCTTAACGCACGTCGAGATCTCAATGGAATACGAGAGATTGGTCTAACAGACATCGTTCTCGGATTAAGAGAGATTAATTATAAAAGCGGAGTTGTGTTTGACCAATATGAAGATGACGTAGATCTTACTGATAAAAACTTCTATGTATTGACTGATCAACTTAACGTTTATAAGTGCATTTCAAATAATAATGGATCAGTGTCGACTGTAAGACCAAGCCATACAACTTCTGATATACCGCTTGAAATTGATGGTTATAAGTGGAGATATATGTTCTCTGTTACAACATCTCTTCTTCGCAAGTTCATTATATCAGATTTTTTCCCTTTTAATAATGATCCTAACGTTCTTGCGCCAACAAAACCTGGAACAATCGACAACATTCGAGTTGATTCTGCCGGTTCTGGTTACCCAGCGAATGCAACCGTCGTAAATAATACAGAAATACCTCTTTTTATTCAAGGAGATGGAAATCAGAATTCAAGTGCAACCGTTGATATAAGTACTTCTCAGGGTCAAATTGTTTCAATAGATGAAATTACCGACCGTGGAGCCAATTATCCTTTTGCTCCAGAATCTAATATTCCAATTGCCTTTCGTCAGCTCAATGGAAACACTCTTGACCAGAGTGCGTATGGGATTGCTACCACAAATCCTTCAGGCGAAATAGCTTCAGTACAAGTTATACATAGAGGCAGTAACTATTCAGACGGTTCGGCTGAAATTGTGCAATCATCAGTTTTTGCTTATGCGGAAACAAATGAAGAAGGCGAAATTATTAATGCGGATGTCCCAGCAGGTAGAGAAGGAGAGAACTTTACACGAGCCGAGATAGTTGTTGTATCAAATGTCGGTTCTGAAGCGTCTCTTAAACCTATTATCTCTCCTCTTGAAGGTCATGGATCGGATCCTGCATCCGAACTTTTAGCAAATTTTGCTTTGATTAACCTAAGACTTTCAGGAGAAGAAGGATTTCTAGGAAATAGTAATTTTCGTAGAGTGGGTCTTATCGAAGATCCTAAGCAATACGAAGCTTTAGATTCTGATGGTTCTCCTCTTGATTTTACTGATAAAATAGGAGACGCTAGATATACCTTAACATTATCGAATGGAGATAATACTCTGTTCACTGACGGAGAACAAATAGTTGGACAGGAGTCGGGTGCGGTAGGTGTTCAGACGAATCTCTTTGAGACCGACAAGATTCGTACCGATATCGATAACTCTTTATCGTCTGATATCAAATTTGTCGTAGATGAAGATATTGTCGGTGTTGATTCGGGTGCTCAAACCGCGATTTCTTCAATTAGTACTCCAGACATTGAAAGGTATAAGGGTGAGATTCTTTATATAAATAACCGAGAAGTTGTTGAGACCCAGAACGAACAACAGATCGAAACGATTACTCTCGTTCTAGAGTTCTAATTATCATTAAGGAAAAGATTCGAAATGACGCTTAATTTTAATCGTTCGCCATTCTTTAACGACTACGATGAGGACAAGCAGTTCTATCGTATTCTCTTTCGGCCGGGGTTTGCCGTACAAACACGCGAACTGAATCAGCTTCAGAGCATTCTTCAGAATCAAATCAGTCGATTTGGCGATCACGTGTTTGAGAACGGATCGTTGGTTATTCCTGGATCCGTAAAAGTCAACGGCGACATTGACTATGTTCGTATACAGGAGGGATCGCTTGTAAGTTCTGACGACTCCGTGTACGAGGGTGCAAGAATCGAGAACTCCGCCGGAATGGTAGGAACTATCGCGACTCTTTCGCGTGCTGAAGACGGAGATCCGATCACTTTCTTTTTCACGTTTAAGACTGGCGGATCGTTCTCGCAGAACGAGACTCTTACGATTACGTTTTCTGATGGATCGACTACGACCGAAGACGTCACGGTGGAGAATGCTTCTGGTGCTCTGGGCAAGGGTACGATCGTATCGGTTGAGCGCGGGGTTTACTTTATCAACGACGAGTTCGTTCTTGTTCGACCACAGAGTGTTATCATTGAAAAGTATACGCCGATCGAGGATATTCCCGGTGACATTTCAGTCGGTCTTCTTACTGAAGACGTTATTGTTACTCCTGAAGAAGATGAAACACTTCTTGATAATGCTCAGGGCACATTCAACGAGACCGCGCCGGGTGCTCATCGATTCAAACTTGATCCTACACTCGTTCTGAAAAGTAGTCTTTCAAATCTTGAAGACTACGTCGAGATTGCACGAATCGTAAACGGAGAGATCGCACGAGAGGCTCGCGAGTCGGAGTACTCAGTTCTCGGAGACACCATTGCTCGTCGTACTTTTGAGGAATCCGGCGACTATGTCATTAAGAACTTTAACATCGGAGTCGAGCCTCACCCTACAGACGACACAAAGCTGCGTCTGGAGTTTGAGCCAGGCAAGGCATACATTCGCGGTTATCGTGTCAATCTTACAGACACGACTCGAGTCGATATCGATAAGGCTCGTACCACAGACAATGAAGAAGACGTTCTGGTGCCTCTTCAGTTCGGCG